TCTTCAACTACTTCACCGTTAATAGTATTAGTGTTAGTATTATTGATAAACGAAGTTCTGTGAGTATATCTTTCTAGAGTATTTGTTAGTGTCATTCTAACATCATCTTTGTATTTGACCCAACGAGCGCCATCATAGTGGAACATTCTATTGGGCATGTAATCCGTTCTAAGAAAGAAATCACCTTCTACAGGACTGCGAGGAAATTGTATACCAAAACCGTAAGGTGCAGCATTAGGTGTTGACCCGTCACCGTAATTTAATAGATAACCTGAATAGCCTTCTCTAGCAGGCCTGTTAACAATTTCATCAGCACTGGTACTGATGTTGCTAGCATCTATATCTGTTTCGTCAGCAGTTTGCAGTGCAACAGTTCCGTCTTCATTAGTTGCTACAGTATAGAAATGACTAGTTGTAAAACCGCTCTTAGGAGCATCAGCTTCTGCTTGTGCAATTACAGCACTATTAATCTGCATTTCTTTTTCATAGGTACTAAGCACATCTCTTAGTGTTTGATTACTGTCTTCTGATGCAGGTAGATCTAGTATTTCGCTGTATTCCTGTCCATCGTAAATTTGTTTAAGTTTTAGTCTATACAAATGAGGCCACCAAGTTTGACTAAATCCTTCAGCTGCTCTGTTTACATCTTCTACTACATAAAAACGTTTTAAGGCCATACTATAGTCGTTCAGCGCATACTCGTCTTTTAAGTGAGGAAGTTCAATTACATCACCTGATATGATTTTTCTACCTAGTGTTTTTACACTGTCTCTAATGTGTATAGTTAAGAATAGCGTGTCGTTACTTAAAAATAAACCAAATTGGCTTAGATTAAAGTCTATATCTTGTATGTTATAGATACCACGCATAGTGTAAACGCTGGTATCATATTTTCTATCTCTATTTTCTAAAAATAGCAGATCTTGTATGTTAGTTTCCTTAACAGCGTCATATTGAGGCTTGTCTGCTGTAGCATCACCATCAGCAGGATTTACAGGACCCATGTACTTGTGTATGTTTATGTCTGTACCGCCAACAGTGAACATTTCTGAGATCTGTCGATCTAAGAATTCGTAATCATTGCCGCGTTCAGGTTTAAATAGAGATATTCTTGGCATGTTTATATTTATGCTGCGATAAATACACTACGGAGAACTATAGATGGCAAATTTAAAGGACCAAAAACAAGAGATTTTTGACTATGTGCATGCCATGCTGGGCGGCGGCATGATTGACGTAGAACTAGATCCTATACACTATGAAACTGCACTATCAAAAGCATTAGCAAAACTGCGACAAAAAGGCAGCGGGTCTGTTGAAGAAAGCTACATTTTCTTAGAAACAGTAGTAGATCAAAATGAATATATACTTCCCGCAGAAGTAATTGAAGTACGACAAGTTTTCCGTAGAAGTATAGGCAGTCGAAGCGGCATGGGATCGGGCGGCACACTGTTTGAGCCTTTTAATTTAGCCTATACAAACACATATCTATTATCGAGCTCAAACATGGGCGGACTAGCAACTTATGATTTTTTTAGTCAATATCAAGAACTTGTAGGACGTATGTTTGGTTCTTTTATTGAATTTAAATGGAACAGTGCTTCAAGAAAGCTCACTTTACTACAGAGAATGAGAGCAGAAGAACAGCTGATGTTATGGTGCTATAACTATAGACCAGACACACAGTTGTTAGAGGACTATCTTGCTAAACAGTGGATCAAAGACTACACCCTAGCCACTTGCAAATACATGCTGGGTGAAGCTCGTAGCAAGTTTGCAACTATTGCAGGGCCACAAGGTGGCGGCTCACTCAACGGCGACGCACTAAAGAGCGAAGCACAGCAAGAACTAGAAAAGCTAGAAAAAGACGCAGAACAAGCTGTTGCAGGCGGCGTTGGTTATACATTCGTAATTGGATAACTGTTGACAAATCTTTAGTTCTAAGTTATAGTATAGATATACCTTAGGAGCGTACAATGATTGTTGGAGTTTGCGGACTAATCGGCAGCGGCAAAGGCACCGTTGCTGACATACTTGTTGAAGAACATAATTTTAAGAAAATTTCGTTTGCTGATAAACTTAAAGATTCTGTAGCAGAATTGTTTGGTTGGCCTAGACATTTGCTAGAAGGTGATACAACAGAAAGCAGATCCTGGAGAGAGCAGCAGGATGATTTTTGGACTGCTGAAACTGGCAGAATAATTACCCCTAGACTAGTACTACAAGAATTTGGCACAGAGTGCATGCGCCAAGGATTCTTTGACGGTATATGGGTCAGCATTGTTAAACAGCAAATCACAGCAGATCCTTACACAGACTGGGTAATTCCAGATACTCGATTCCCTAACGAAATTAAGATGCTACAAACTATTGGCGGACAAGTTTGGTGTGTTACAAGAGGTGAAACGCCTAGCTGGTTCAGTAACTATAGAGAACAGGGTATTGTACCTAAGGATATTCATGCAAGCGAATGGGCCTGGGGGCAAACTAGCTTCAATGAAGAAATAGCCAATGACGGCTCGTTAGACGACCTTAGAAATCAGGTCTCAGATCTCCTTGCTTCCAACGTACACCTTCTTTCTGTATAATACGTTGACAGTTAGCACATACTGTTTTTAAATTGTTTGGTCGACAGTTGTTTAGGTCGCCATCAACGTGAAATACATTAAACTGTTCAGGATGTTTGCTTTTGAAGCCACACTTCTCGCAAACATCCTTTTTTGCATATCCGCTCTGCTTCCATTTAGGAATGCCATGTCCCACGCCACTACGAAGACACACTTCGCATAGTTTGCGATAGTAGGTTTTCTTTCCTTTTTTATAATTAACGGCTGCAGGTCTCTGTCCGCAGAGGCAAAGTGGTCTCATATTGTATTTACCTCACCTTTTCTGCCCCTTTTTTGGACTGTATTATAGCCCTTTTTGCTTTGATTATAATAAATACATGCAACATAGTCCAATAGGAGAAGATAACATGGCACTAGTATCACCTGGAGTAGAAGTAAATGTAATCGACGAGAGTTTTTATACTCCGGCCGGTGCAGGTACTGTACCAATAATTTTTATAGCCACTGCTGAGAACAAGACCAGCGCAAGTGGTTCAGGCACAGCAGTAGGAACGCTAAAAGCAAATGCTGGCAAGCCTTATTTAATTACAAGCCAGAGAGAACTAGGCGACACATTTGGTGATGCGCTGTTCTATTCTGACACAAACGGAAATATGATACACGGTGGCGAGCTAAATGAATACGGCTTGAACACTGCATATTCACTGCTAGGCGTAAGCAATAGAGTTTACGTTTGTAGAGCAGACCTAGATACAACTAAATTACAAGCTAAGTCCGTTGCTCCTGGCGGCGAGCCTGTAGATGGATCATATTGGCTAGATACACGAGTAACATCCTTTGGTGCTCTAGAATGGAATGGCTCAGCAATTACAGTTTCCGGCGGGCAGTCTTTCACATCAGTAAGTCCAATAGCTATTGTTGACGCTACACAGTTAGTTGATGAAACACCTGGTGAAGCACCTAAAGCTTCAGTAGGCGCTGTTGGTGATTATGCAGTTGATACTACTGCCACAGACAATAAACTATGGTACAAGGCTGTAGTTGGTCCTAGCAAAGGACAGTGGGTAGGTGTAGGAACAGTAGCATGGAAGGCATCTTGGGCAACCGTAACTGGAACAAATGCTAATCCAACTATAACTGATGGTCTTACAATTACAGTTGACGGTACTCTAATTACACAAGATGGAACTAGTTTAAACGCATTTGTAACTGAATTTAATCTAGCAATGACTGCTGACGGAGTGACTTGTGCCAACGTTGACGGTTTCTTAGAAATTTATTCAGAGAATGACACACTGGTAATAGCACCAGGCACAGGCGGTTCATCAACCCTAATAACACAGCTTGGTTTAACAGCAGGTACATTTAATACACCAGCAGTAGCTATTGCTCCGCACACTAGTGTGCCAACATTTAAGACACTAGAAGACAATCGTCCAACTGGTTCACTATGGTTAAAGACAACACAGCCAAATGCTGGTGCAGTGTTTAACGTAAAGCGTTACAACGGTGATACACAGCTATGGGAAAGAGTAATTGCTCCTGTTTATCAGACAGCTGAGGATGCTATCTATCAACTAAACAGAACAGGTGGCGGCGCCAATCTAGTACTAGGTGATCTTTATGTTAAGGCTAATATTAATGAAGACCTAAACAAGAAAGGTAACTGGACAATTTATCGTCGTGCAGCTAACGGCCCAACAACAGTAGTAAGTCAGAAAATTACCAGTGGCAAGATTACAGCAGGTACATACGACTTTACTATAGCTGAAACTAGAACAGGTAATAACAGATTCTGGCCAAGAAACTCATCAACAAACGCTCTTGAGCCTGTAACAGTAACATTTACTGCAACAGGTGCTCCGGTAGATGCAACAACACTAGCTGGTGCAATTAATGCAGCAGGTTTAGTAAACGTGCTTGCAACTGTTGATGGTTTAAACAGAGTATCAATAACACACAAGCTAGGCGGCGAAATCAAGCTAGTTGATAGCGACGGCGGCCTTGCTCTAGCAGGATTTGGTGCTTATGTTGATCCTACAGAAGGTACACCTGGAGTGTCATATGAACCAGGCACAGATAATACCACAAGTCCATCACAGTTTAGAGTATCTGGTTGGAGAGTTCTATCATACGTAGCAGACGATGACGAGCCACTAACACTAGCACCAGACGGCGAATTATGGTACAGTTCAGTTGTGGACGAAATTGATGTTATGATTCACAACGGTACTACATGGGTAGGCTATCTAAACTATGATCACGGTGATGGCACAGGTAATACTGATCCTAATGGTCCTATCGTAGGTGCTACTGAGCCTACTACACAATCAAATGGCGATCCTCTAGTAACAGGCGATCTATGGATTGATACGGCTGATATTGAAAACTTCCCAACAATCTACAAGTATAATGATATTTTAGAAGAATGGGTATTGGTAGACAAGACTGATCAAACTACAGAAAACGGTGTTCTATTCGCTGATGCACGTTACGGCGTTAATGGCGGCGATGTTAACACTGGTCTTGATGCAGGTGACATTGTTGACTTACTCAGCACTAACTATCTAGATGCAGATGCTCCAGATCCAGCACTATATCCAAAGGGTATGTTACTATGGAATCTACGTCGCAGTGGTTTCAACGTTAAGCGTTTTGTACGCAATTACATTGATGTAAATCAGACTAACTCACGTTATCTAGATCAACCAATGGATGCATACTATCCACACCGCTGGGTAACTGACTCTGGTAACAGAGAAGATGGTGCAGGAACATTTGGTCGTCATGCACAGCGCAAGAGTGTTGTACAGGCACTACAAGCACTTGTAAACAGCAATCAAGATATTCGTGACGAAGAATCACGCTTCTTTAACTTAATTGCTTGCCCAGGTTATCCAGAGCTAATTGGTGAAATGATTACTCTAAATTACGATCGTAGATTAACAGCGTTCGTAGTAGGTGATACACCAGCAAGACTAACACCAGACGCTACAAGTCTAAATGAGTGGGGTGCAAACGTTCGTCGTGCAGTTGAAGACAACGATGATGGTGCAGTAAGCTTCGATGAATACATGGCTATGTACTATCCATGGGGCTTTACTAGCGATAACGCAGGAAACAACGTAGTTGTTCCTCCAAGCCATATGGCACTACGTACAATCATTCTAAACGATCAAGTAGCATTCCCCTGGTTTGCTCCAGCAGGCACACGTCGTGGCGGAGTTACAAACGCAACCGCTTCTGGTTATATCAACTCAGAAGGCGAGTTTGTTTCAATTGCTCTAAACACAGGACAGCGTGATACACTATACAGCAACTCAATTAATCCAATCACTTTCTTAAGTGGTGCAGGCTTAGTTGTATTTGGTCAGAAGACTCGTGCAAGAAATGCAAGTGCTCTAGACCGTGTAAACGTAGCACGTCTAATTGTTTACATGCGTGGGCAGCTAGAAAAACTAGCAAGACCATACTTGTTTGAACCAAATGACAAGATCACACGCGATCAAATCAAAGCAGCAGCTGACGCATTCTGCCTAGAACTTGTGAGCTTACGTGCATTGTATGATTATCTAGTAGTATGTGATGAGTCTAACAATACACCAAGCAGAATTGACCGTAATGAGCTATATCTAGATATAGCTATTGAACCAGTCAAGGCAGTTGAGTTCATTTACATTCCATTGAGAATTAAGAACACAGGTGAAATTGCAGCACTAGGCTAATATAAAAGGCCCCTCAGAAATGGGGGGCCATTATAGATAAATACACATGTATTAGGAGATTACAGAATGCCAATAACAACACTTCAGAACATTTCGATCCCAACTTCAGGATCAGGTTCTAACAGTTCGCTTTTAATGCCAAAGCTACAATATCGCTTTAGAGTGCTATTGGACGGATTTGGTACAACAGGTGGCCCGGACGGGGTCAGAGAAATTTCAAGACAGGTAGTAGACGTAACTCGTCCAAACCTAACATTTGAACAGATTACTATTGATGCTTATAACAGCAGATCATATCTAGCTGGTAAGCATACATGGGAACCAATTACACTTACACTACGTGAAGATGCTAACAACAACGTTCAAAAGATTGTTGGTCAGCAGCTACAGAGACAGTTTGACTTCTTTGAACAGTCAAGCGCAGTTGCAGGTGGTACATACAAGTTCCAATTACGCATTGAAATACTAGACGGTGGTAACGGTAACGCAGGCGGCGCAGCAGTTCTAGATAGATTCCACTTAGTTGGTTGCTACCTAGAAAGCGTAAACTACAATACCTTAGCATACGCAACTAACGATCCAGTAACAATAACACTATCAATTCGTTACGATAACGCAATACAGTATGGTGCTGAAGGTGCTGATACAGTTGGCGTAGGCGAAATTACTACAAGAGCTACACAAGACGCTGATGGCGGTACACAGATTACTGGTGGTACTAACGCAGGTAGTATCTAATAAACTACTAACTATTGGCATTCGGTTAAGAAGCGAGGACTATTTTAGTTCTCGCTTTTTTATTATCTACCCACTTTTTGTCGTTGGATAAATATTTGTATGGGACTAAACACACAAGACCTCTATTTAATTAATACTCAAAGCGATCTGCATCTAAGAGATGCAAGACACGCTATGCAGTTATACACTGAACACGGCCATGCACTTGGTCCTAAAACTAAATTTTTATACCATGTAGTATTTGAATATTCAGCTCCATTAGATAAAATAATAAACAGCAGCACCTATAGAAAAGAATTAGGTGTGCTTGTAAAGAGTGTTGATCTACCAAAGTTTAGAGCCGCAGTAGAAACTGTAAATCAATACAACAGAAAAAAACGTGTACAGACTCGTGTTGACTACGAAGAAATTAATATAAAACTACATGACGATAATACAGGTCTTACTAGATCAATGCTTGAAGAATATTACAAGTACTATACTAAAGATCCGCATAAAAATAGCAGAGGTAGTCCTTTAGACTTCGGTGCAAGAGACAAATACACTAGTCAAGTTCCTAGATACGGTTTAGACAATGGCACAAACGGTCCATATTTTTCTTATATACGAATCTATCAACTATCTAGAAAGAAATGGTTCTCTTATACATTAGTAAATCCTATTCTTACAGCATGGGGCCACGATGACATGCAGTATAGTGATGGTAATAATACTATGGAAAATTCTATGACTGTTGCCTATGAATCTGTATTGTATAATACAGGTGACCTAAGAAGAGGCGATGAACCTAAAGGATTTACTGATGTTGAAACAAGATACGATCAAGTACACAGTCCTCTAAGAGATTTAACACCATTTAGCGGAGTAGAGACTGCTGGAGTAGGTAGACAGATAGAGCCTGTAGTTATTCCTCAGTTTGACAAGTACGATAATACTGGACTTAACACGATTGGTTCTATTTTTAGAAATATATCTAGTGGTAGAAAAGATCCAAGAGGAATTCTATCATCTATTCTTAATACCAGCAGAGAAGGCAGACAATTAAATAGACTAGGACAAATCATATTTCCTACAGCTAGAGGCGGCACACAGAGAACGCAAGACGGCACAGGTAGACCAGTTTCAATATCACAAACTAGGACTCTTAGCGGTGATAGTATACGCAGCGGACTTTCTACCAATCGTAGAGCTTTAGATGCTACTGTAACAAAAACTCTAGCCACAGGTGCATATGGACCTGACTGGAATAGTAGAAATTTTGGTAACTTTAAAAATCTACCAAGAGAACAACAGACCGCAATAGAAACTGACATAATTAATAGAGCAGCATCTGGCGATAGAAAAATTGGACAAATTGCATCTGAAGCTATTGCAGCTAACAAAGGATAACATATGGTAACTACCTCATCATTACCTAACGAAAAAAAAACTGATAGAGCTAATAATACAAACAAACTTCTGAATAGATATTATAATCAAGAAATTTATTATACACCGTCAGAAGTAGATGCAGTTGTTGGCTATTTTCAAAAAAGAGGATTTGACGAAGTTGCAGCCGTAAACACTGCTGCACTAATTCTACAGCAAGCCGGTGTTGATAAAATACCTGCCTTTGAACTTTTAGATACTCTTAAAGGTATTAATGATGTTCAACTTAGTAATGTTATCGCACAGATATTAAATTTAAATAGGTCGTCATGCAGCACTATAGGCTATAGAATTACAGTTCCGGATCTAACTGAACAACGTAATATTATAGTTTAAGATGCCTCATTTTGCCCAGGGAAAATACAATTTAAAAAATCCTCAAAAATATATAGGAAATAGAACTCCTACATATCGATCGGGATGGGAATTCGCTTTTATGCGGTTCTGTGATGAACATCCTGCTATAACAAATTGGGCTAGCGAAGCTGTAAAAATACCTTATAGAAATCCGCTAACCGGTAAACATACAATTTACGTTCCAGATTTTTTTATTTCATATGCAGATAAAAACGGCCAAAAACGTGTTGAAATTATAGAAGTAAAACCTGAAAATCAAACTATAAAAGAAAAATTAGGACGCAGTAGACACAATCAAGCCAGCTGGATTGTAAATCAAGCCAAATGGGAAGCTGCTCGAGCTTGGTGTAAGCAACAGGGTATAATTTTTAGAGTAGTTAGTGAACATGATATATTCCATACTGGTAGAAAACGATAAATAATAGTAGCAGTTAATGGAAAGCAACTATGACTAAAAAATTAGAAGATTTGCTCAATTTGCCTGACAGCAAAGAAATTATTAAAAAAGCTGAGAAACAGGAAAAAGAGCAAAAGCGTTACGAAGTAGAAGAACAAGAAAAAACATTTCGTGACATAGCAGAGTTTGATAAAATTTCTGCTGCACTACCACAGGTTAAGGGTCTAGGAGAACTAGCAGATACTGAACTAAATGAAGTGGCTAATAAAGCTATGCAGGCCTATGAAGACTTAATGGATCTAGGTATGAACGTTGAGGGTCGCTATGCAGGTCGTGTGTTTGAAGTTGCAGGAAATATGCTGAAAACTAGCCTAGATGCTAAAGTTGCTAAACTAGACAAAAAACTCAAAATGGTAGAGCTACAGCTTAAGAAAGAAAAACTAGACAAAGAAGATAATGATAGTCCTAGCGGTATTATTAACGGCGAAGGCTATGTAGTTACTGATCGTAACAGTTTAATTGAGCGCCTTAAAGGCATGAACAAAGATAAATAATACATAAGATATAGGATCATTGCGCAATGAGATCGTTTATAGAAGTTTTACAAGAATCCAAAAAAGTCTATCCTTTTAAGATAGGAGTTGCAGGTCCTTTACCAGAAGGATTTGCAGATCATCTTGAAACTGCACTTCAAAAATATGAAGTAGTAAAGATGACAAAGGGCAAAAAAACACCAATACAAGAACGTCCGCTTGATTTTCCGCAGTTACAAAATACAGAAGTAACTTACTTTGAAGTTGAGGTAAATTATCCAACTACTGTTCAGGTAATGCAGGAATATGTAGGAAAATGTTGCGCTGTTCCGCAAAGTCACGTTATTGTTCGTAATCCCAATGAACCTCAAGAGCTATATCAAAATACAAAAGAAGATGGCGTCTACGAACCAATTCTAACTAAAGAAGACATGGGCGGCGAAAGTGCTCAAGACAAAGTAGGCGAAAATCGTGTAATGGATTTACTAAAGGAACTAGAAAAGGCTCGCAAAGAACGTGCTGATTCTACACAGGAGAAATAATATGAATATGAAAGATATGATTCAGCGTATGACTGATATCGAAAACGGTAAGTCAGTCAAGAAGTTGAATGAATCAGCCGTAGCAGAGTGTGGCATGGGTATGCCCCCAGCAAACGAGCCTATGGGAAATCCTGTAACAATGAGTATTACGCTAAATGCTAGCGGTAAAGATCATGTTGCAGATCTTATTTCTATGATGAAAAATGCAGGCTTACAAGATGCGCAGCCTGTAGCACCTGCAATGATGCCAATGCGTATGGATATAGAAAAGTTTCGTGATATTGTTGACGAGCCAATGATTCCTGGAGAAGGTGCTGACAATCGTCCAGACGAAGCTTATATGGACGCTGACGAAATGTTATCAGGCGGCGACGACCTACATCACGAAAAGCATCCATCGGATATTAGAGTTAAAGACAGTTCAATATCAGGTGACATTGAAGAATGGAATAATTCACCAGACGGCGTAGAAGGTGATCCTCAGTATGCAGATCATAATACTATGTTAAAGGATCTAAGCGGCGGCATTAACCGTGAAAAGAAGATGTACAAAAAAGCACAGGACGGTGACAATGCAATGGCAGTTGAAACTATCAAACAGCGTTTAATGCAAGCACTGGCTGAAAAGAAGTCTAAGCCTGATTTCTTAGACATGGACAAAGACGGCAACAAGAAAGAACCAATGAAAAAGGCTGTTGCTGACAAGAAGAAAAAAGGACCTGTTAAAGAAGAAAGAGTTGACGAGCTTTCATCAAAGACACTAGGCTCTTATGCTACTAAGGTTGCTAAACTAGAACCTCATGAAGTTAAGCCTTCAAGAGAAAAAGGTATTGAAAAAGCAACTAAGAAACTGCAAAAGAAAGATAACAAGTAAGCATAGCAAAGTTATGCCAAATAGGGCCGCAAGGCCCTATTTTTTTGAGTAAATAATAGTATGGCAAAAAGTTTAGATGGCGTATTAACTAAAAAAGCTAATACCAAAGATACTTACACAGAAGCTCAAATTCAGGACCTGCTACAGTGCATGGATCCCAATACGGGCTATCTTTATTTTGCAAAACACTTTGCATACATTCAGCATCCTGTAAAAGGCAAGCTGTTATTTGACCCTTTTGACTATCAAGAAAGATTACTAGAAAGTTATCATAATTTTCGTTTTAATATAAACATGCTGCCTCGACAGACAGGTAAGACGACCTGTGCCGCAGTTTATCTAGCTTGGTATGCAATGTTTCACCCTGATCAAACAATTCTTATTGCAGCACACAAGTATACAGGTGCTCAGGAAATTATGCAGCGTATTCGTTATGTATACGAATGCTGTCCTGATCATATTAGAGCAGGTGTTATCAACTACAACAAGGGTAGTATAGAATTTGAAAATGGTAGTCGTATAGTAAGTGCAACTACTACGGGTAACACTGGTCGTGGTATGTCTATATCATTACTATACTGCGACGAGTTTGCGTTCGTTGCTCCTAACATTGCAGAAGAATTTTGGACTTCAATATCCCCTACACTAGCAACTGGTGGTCGTGCTATTATTACAAGCACACCTAACTCAGACGAAGACACATTTGCACAGATTTGGAAAGACGCTGAAAAGAAATTTGATGAGCACGGCAACGAACAACAACTAGGCATCAACGGATTCTTCTCATTTACTGCTCACTGGAGTGAACACCCTGATAGAGACGACAAGTGGCGTGATGAAGAAATTGGACGTATTGGTGAAGAACGTTTCCGTCGTGAATATGGTTGCGAATTCTTAGTATTTGACGAAACATTGATTAACAGCATTAAGTTGTCTGGTATGGAGGGTAAAACTCCATTGATCAATATGGGGCAAACACGCTGGTATAAAAAACCATCAAGTCAATACACCTATGCAGTAGCACTAGATCCTAGTATGGGTACAGGTGGCAACTATGCTGCTATACAAGTAATAGAATTGCCTACCTACGAACAGGTAGCAGAATGGCAACATAACAATACAGCTATACCTGGGCAAATACGAGTATTAAAAGACATCTGTTCTTACATTGTAGAAGAAACTAAATCAACTAACGGCGTTTATTGGAGTGTGGAAAACAACGGTATAGGTGAAGCAGCTCTTATTGTTATTAACGATTTTGGTGAAGAAAATATACCAGGACTGTTTGTATCAGAACCTATACGCAAAGGACACGTTCGCAAGTTCCGTAAGGGATTTAATACTACTCACTCTGCAAAAATAACTGCCTGCAGTCGATTAAAAACTATGGTAGAAAATGATAAAATGGCTGTTAACAGCAGACCTTTGATTAGCGAGCTAAAGACATTCGTTGCAGCAGGATCTACATATCAAGCAAAACTAGGAGCCACAGACGATCTAATATCAGCTGTACTGCTGGCTATTAGAATGATGGATGTGCTAAAAGATTGGGATCCCAGAATCTACAATACATTTAATCAAGCTGATGTAGACATGGATTATGTAGCACCCATGCCAATTTTCGTAAGTACTAACTATTGACATAAATACAACATGCAGAATTTAGATAAAATTGCTGAAGATCTTTTCAATAAAATTAGGGGACGTTTTTCTAACGTAACCATAGGTGATGCTGAGGGTAACGTAACAGACGTTCCTACAGAGGCTCGTTTTTTTGATTTTGAATATACAGACAACGAACGCCCTTTAGGGAAAGTAAGTGTTAACATTTCTGAAGATCCGAGTAATCCTGAAAAGAAATCATTAACAGTAATTTACTCTAAAGATTTTATATCAAATGAAGATCAAATAACGCAAACTAGCTGGTTTAACTTTTTAAAAGAATTAAGAGTGTTTGGCAAGAAGCGTAGACTAAACTTTGATATTAGAGATATTAATAAGTCTAATTTAGATAAAAGAGACTACAAATTTTTAGCCGCAAATCGCCCCGGAGAAGGAACTATGACCGAGTCAAAATTATATGGTACAAGCCGTGTTAGTTACCAAAATGTAGATAACGCAAGAATTGTTATCAAGCATACTGAAAATGTTAATCACGAACTAGCAGCAGGCCGCACACAAAATATCGGCATCATTTATATTGAAAGTGCCGAGGGTGAGAGATTTAAGTATCCATACAAGCATCTAAGCGGTGCTAGAGCAATGGCTCGACATGTAAGCGAAGGCGGTAAACCATTTGATGACTTTGGCAAGCATATAGTAGGCTTATCAGAAGAGCTCAGCAAGCTGCGCAAGTTTAAGAATTACATGGGACGTTCAGCAGTTATGGCAGAAAGTCTAGCAGGCTATATGGATGCTGTATACGAACGAATTACAACAGTTAAAAAGGCAATTGAAGGCCTACAGCGTAAAACATATTACACAGAGGCGTTTGAATCATTTGAAGCCCCAGCCGAACTTGAAGTGCCAGACGACATTGCAGAAAATTGGATCGACCAATTAACTATTAGACAATTTAATGAAGAATTAAAAGACGTATTTCCATATATCTATAGACTAGTGAGTGAAGTTACAAAAGCAAAAGAATTAGGTCCAGAAGACCTTGTTGACGAAGCAGGCAAAATGAAGGGCGGCGCAGACGATCCTTGTTGGAAGGGTTATAAGATGGTTGGCCATAAGAAAAAAGGCGGCAAGGAAGTTCCTAACTGTGTACCAGAAGAAATTGAACTAGAACAAGGCATTGAAAGATTAATGGGTCAGTTTGCTGAAGGATTTAATTCTGAAGCAGAAGACATTCTAGCAAAAATTGCAGCAGCCGGTGATAACGGCTATGACATGATCGACAGCGGACTAAATGGTAAATTTGGTAAAGAAGCAGAAAAAGTTCTACAAGATATGTATAATGAAATATCTATAGATCAACGTCTGCATCCAGACGACGACTTTGAAGAAATACAAGATCGTATGATGGATCAAATCGAAGCCGATTATGGCAACAGCGATGCTGATACAAGAGAAACAAAAGGCAAAGACCACGACGACGATGGCGACATCGACTCAGACGACTATATGAAAGCCAAAGACATTGCGATTAAAAAGGCAATGGGACAAGCAAATAAGAAAACACCGATAGGCGAATTTATCCTGTCTCATTATGACAAAGACACAGGGCAGTTTCCAAAAGGCGAAACAGCAGTTCTAACCATGGTTGAAAAGGACTACGGCGAGCAGTTCATAGAACCCGCAAAGGCCTTTATAGAAAGAGTTAACCAAACTTTTGAACAGTTCCAGATGAGATCACAACCGCAACAGATGGAAATGGATTTAGAGTTTGATCGTATGCGTGAGCTAGCGGGTTTAAGATAATTCGCTAGTTCATTCATTATTTTGTCAAATCACTATTGACAAGATAAATAAAACAGTGTAGTATATACATAGTGCTACACAATTTAGGCACAAAGCACATAGGCAACATTATAGGAGGCATATACTATGGCATCATTAGCAGAAATCAGAGCAAAGCTCAAAGAGCAAGAAACACGCTCAACAGGTAAGGCCACAACCGGTGGCGACAACGCAATTTTCCCATTCTGGAACATGCAGGAAGGTCAGAGTTCAACACTACGATTCCTTCCAGACGGTAATCCCAACGCTGAATATTTTTGGGCAGAACGCCTAATGATTAAGCTGCCTTTTGCAGGCATCAAGGGCGAAACTGACAGTCGACCTGTACAAGTACAAGTACCATGCATGGAGATGTATGGAGAAAGCTGTCCAATTCTAAACGAAGTACGCGGTTGGTTCAAGGACCCAAGTTTAGAAGACATGGGTCGTAAGTACTGGAAGAAGCGTTCTTACATTTTCCAAGGTTTTGTTACTGACAATCCTATTAACGAAGATTCTCGCCCAGAGAATCCAATCCGCCGATTTATTATCGGTCCTCAAATCTTCCAAATTATCAAGGCATCATTGATGGATCCTGATATGGAAGAACTACCCACAGACTATACACATGGTGTTGACTTCCGTTTGAACAAGACTTCAAAGGGTGGTTATGCAGACTATGGTACTAGTACTTGGGCACGTCGCGAGCGTCCACTAACTGACACAGAGATGAAGGCTATTAATGATCATGGTCTTTTCAATCTCAGCGACTTCCTACCCAAGAAGCCAACTGATGTTGAACTTAAGGTGCTCAAGGAAATGTTTGAAGCATCAGTAGACGGCGAAGCATATGACGCCGATCGCTGGAGCCAATATTTCCGCCCAGCAGGTGTAAGTTCTAAGACTGGTGATCCGCAGGTTGCTGCTAGTGCAAATGCTACAGCAACAAGTCGTACTGCTCCTGCTGTTGCAGAAGATTATGATGACGAACCTGCTCCGGCTCCAAAGGCAGCTCCTGCTCCAAAGACAGAAGCACCCGCAAGCAACGGTGGCGCCAAAGACATCCTAGCGATGATCCGCGCACGTCAAAACGGTTAATAGCTTCAAAGGGGCGGCGCAGTGTCGCCCCTTTCTAACTTTCTAATAGGAGATTACAGTGGCAGTAAAGGCTTTCGATCCTACTAAATTTAGGACACAACTAACAAAATCTATCACAGGCATGAGTGCTGGTTTTAACGACCCTACTGATTGGGTTTCAACTGGTAACTATGCCCTTAACTATCTTATCAGCGGCGACTTTAGGAAGGGTGTTCCGCTGGGCAAGGTTTCTGTTTTTGCTGGAGAATCTGGTTCCGGCAAGAGCTATATCTGTTCTGGCAACATTGTACGCAACGCACAAGCACAGGGTATCTTTGTTGTGCTGGTTGATTCAGAAAATGCGCTGGACGAATCTTGGTTACAAGCACTTGATGTAGAAACTTCAGAAGACAAGTTGCTCAAGCTCAATATGGCAATGATTGATGATGTGGGCAAGACAATTTCTGTCTTTATGAAAGACTACAAAGAGATGGACGAAAAAGATCGTCCAAAGGTACTGTTTGTTATTGACTCGTTGGGCATGCTAATGACCCCAACTGAAGTTAATCAATTTGAAGCAGGTGACATGAAGGGTGACATGGGTCGTAAGGCCAAGGCACTTAAGGCACTGGTTACTAACTGTGTAAACATGTTTGGTAGCCACAACGTTGGAATGGTTGTTACTAATCATACCTACGCTAGCCAAGACATGTTTGATCCAGATGACAAGATCTCAGGCGGCGCTGGCTTCATTTACGCATCAAGTATTGTTGTTGCTATGAAGAAGCTCAAGCTCAAGGAAGACGAGGACGGTAACAAGACTTCAGAAGTAAACGGCATTCGTGCAGCCTGTAAGGTTATGAAGACACGCTATGCTAAACCTTTTGAAGGTGTACAGGTTAAGATTCCTTATGAAACAGGTATGGATCCATACAGCGGTCTGTTTGACATGTTTGAGAAGTGGGGAATTCTTGAGAAGAGCGGTAATCGTTACAAGTATATTGATTCAAGCGGCAAGGAAACACTGGAGTACAGAAAGAACTGGTCCGGTGAGCTACTCGAAATGGTCATGGAAGATTTTCCAAATAAAAAGTCGACTTTGGTAAATACCCCTGACACTGTATTAGTGTCTAATGACTATAACGAGGAGCTCGAACACGATGTTGAATGAAAGTCAAATTGCCGATATTTGGATAATGTTTAAAGAGTATATCGACAAGAAGCAGTTAGATATTGTAGCAGAAAAGTACGTTGATCTACTTGCCGACTATGGTGTAAGTGACGAAATACTTGAAGAAGTTATTGGTACTGATAATGAACTTGACGAAGCTATTAATTATTATCTAGAAAATGACTATAGTGACGGTTACGACGACGAAGAACCAGACGAGGACTATTGATGGGATGGTACAGTAAAGTATCGAGAGATATTTCTGAAATTCCAAATGCAATACAATACTTTGAAGACGAGCTGGAAGCAGCTCGTTCTGAAGTTAAGTTAGCAGGAAACATAGAACGGGCTGCTGCCAGCATGCCCGGTCTTGTTGAACATCGATTTAATCAGCTTCAAGAAATTGAAGCAGTACTAGAATATCTAAATATAGAACTACGACGTCTACGTAGTTCTTACTTCAAAAAATATCTTGAAAATTATCAACGAGCTCTGTCCAGTCGTGACGTAGAAAAATACGTAGACGGTGAAGCTGACGTAGTTGATTATGAAAAGATTATCAATGAATTTGCTCTTATGCGAAATAAATGGCTAGGTGTACTTAAAGCACTGGATCAAAAGCAATGGCAGATTACAAACATTGTCAAACTACGTGTAGCAGGTATGGAAGATGCCTCACTTTAATATTTTAATTGCCTGCGATCAAAAATATTACGACGACTGGGGTAAGACTCTTTTAGAAACTACATTTCTTAGGAACTCTTGGTTAGCAGGGTCTTTACATTGTCATATAGTAAATCCAGATGAAAATGATAGGCTTCCTTATGTAAACTACTCGTTTGAAACAAGAGAATTTGCATCTGAAGAATCTCGTATTTCTTACCTTCAATCGGCAAGATTTTTAGCAGTAGCAGACAAAATTTCTGACGAAGATTTTTTTATCACACTAGATGCTGATACAATCTGTACTAGAGATTTTGACGAGTGTGAATTTCAAGAAATATTTGATAACATTAATGTACTCAAACACAGAAAGGCAGGACATTGGCTTGCAGGATTTGTTACATTTAATAGTGTTAAGTTTGCCAAAGAATATGCTAGCGAATTATTATCTGAACCAATAGAAGAATGGCAGATAGGTAGAGATCAAATAATTCTTGATCAGTTGTCTAAAAGATACGATTTCAAAGAGTTATCTCATGTATGGATGTCTTATGGTAAAAGTATACGAGAAAGTGCATTTTTTACGTTAAAAGGAAATCAAAAGACGTCTGATAAGTATCTTTATCTATATGAAAGGTTTTTATTATGAAATCTTTTATCATTAGATTAGAAAATTATTCTAATAGTGTAGAGTGGGCAAGACGTACTTTTGAATCTGGATTAAAACATAATTGGACTGTTGACTATTTTAGTGGTATAGATGGCAAACAGCGTACCTTAAAAGACTTTGATCTATTACCAAACACTGCTTATAAAAAAAATAAAACAGCATTTGATAGATTAGGTACTGTTGGTTGCTTATTAAGCCATTACCTATTATGGAAACACTGTGTAGAAATAAATGAATCTATTTGTATTTTAGAACACGATGTAACTATACATGCTCCGTTACCAACCCTAAATTTTACCGATGTAATTAAGTTATCAACAGGACCAAAAGCAAAACCTACTCCATTTGGAAATTGGTGGGGAGGTGCTATGGCCTATTGTGTTTCACCTCAAGGCGCCTCTAAACTAATAAATTTTTCTAAATTACACGGTGTTATGCCTGCCGACGTCATGTTATCTGACGGGATAGTAGATTTAAAATTTTTTGAACCAGTAAATACACTAGTAACTTATGTTACTGATAATTTTAGTTTTACTTGGGATTTAAAATGAATACTGAATTTAGATCAGCTTTAAACAAAGATTGGTTATGGCCTTTGCGAGACAGAAAGGCTTGGCCTTATCTTACTAGAGAAGAAAATTTAACTTTTCCTAAGACAATATCAAATTTGATAGAAAACAAAAGAACAGTTATACAAGCTGGCGGACATTGTGGGCTATATCCTTACCAATACTCAAATTTATTTGAGAAGGTATATACATTTGAACCAGAATTTACTAATTTTCAATGCCTTACCGAAAATGTTAAAGGATTAGAAAATGTAAATGTTTTTAATTTAGGGATAGGCAATAAAAATGAATCTAGAGGAATAAATTTTTCTAAAAGCAATTCAGGTAAACATTCAATATCTAATGAAAGCGGTGGTATAGAAATAATAACTGTTGACAGCATGAATATTTCTAATGTAGATTTGATACATTTTGATCTTGAAGGTTTTGAACTATTTGCATTACAAGGTTCTATAAAAACTATTGAAAAATACAAACCTTTAATAGTATTAGAAACTAATGATTTATGTTTATCGTTTGGATATAGTTTGCAAGATCTAGACAAATGGTTAGAATCAATTAATTATAGAAAATTAATTACATGGCAAGATGACACTGCCTACATACATATCTAACTCTTAACGCACAATGCCAGTTAAGTGCGCACATAAATATATGTATGAAAATAGTAATAGTTACTGGCGGATTTGATCCTATACATTCAGGGCATATTTCTTATCTCAATCACGCTGATCATTTGGGCGATCATGTAGTTGTTGGTTTAAACTCCGATGAATGGCTTACTCGTAAAAAAGGAAGACCTTTCATGCCCTGGCGAGAAAGAATGGTAGTCCTAGACAACCTACATATGGTAGGCGAAGTCATCGCATTTGACGATGGTGATAATTCTGCAATAGACGCTATTCGCAAAGTTAAAGAAAAATACCCCAACGATGAAATTATTTTTGCCAACGGCGGAGATAGAACCAAAGACAATATTCCTGAAATGATTTTTAACGATGTTG